CGAGCGGATGCTAGCTCGGTCTTCAGCGCAGCATCGCCACTGACAGCGGCGAGGATGCGGTCGAAGAATCCTTTCGCTTCAGGAGCCAGAGGCTCAACGGAGGCGGAAGGAATGATTTCTGTCGGCTGATCTTCGACAACCGGAGCGGCAGGCTCGACGGGTGCGGGTTCAACGACGGGCGGGGAGATCGGTTCGATCTCTTCGGCGGGAGTGATGGCGGCGGAGGGCATGTTGATGAACTTGCGGGTGTCAAAGGCAGCGGCGGCGAGGGCGACGGCGTCGCTGTTGTTGTCCACAAAACCGCGAGCGAGGGCGTCGGCACCGTCCATCCATGTTTCAGCATCCATAAGGGCGATGATCTCGTCACGCGGCATACCGGTGCGGGATTCGTAGGCGTTAACGATGCCATCGCGGAGCTTATCCAGCAGCGCGGCGAGATCCCGCATGTCGGCGGCTTCACCGATGGCGACACCCATAGGATTGTGGATCATCAGGTAGGCATTGCGCGGCATCGTGATCGTGCTGCCAGCCATGGCGATGACAGAGGCCATGGATGCTGCGAGACCTTCGATCTTCACATTCACCGGCGCGGTGCGCGCCTTCAGCGCATTGTAAATGGCCCAGCCATCGAACACTTCACCACCAGGGGAATGAATCGAAAGATTGAGTGGGAGATTCTGCGGCTGTGACTTCAGCGTGGTGAGGAAATCCTTGGCAGAGATGCCCCACGCGCCGATCTCGTCGTGAATGGAGACCTCAATGGCGGCGGCGGTGTTGGTGATGGAAAACCAAGTTTTGCGGGACATGCCACGCGTGGCATGTCAAAGAGAAGAAGCGGACAGGAGTGTCCGCGCTCCCTTCTAATTATTCCGGCAGGGGCTCGGGGCTCGGTGGAGCAACGGCGGCGTTGTTGCGGGTCGTGTTCCAATCGGGCATGAGGTCGGAGAGTCCGCCACTCAAGCCTTTTTCAGCGGCAACGCGGGAGGCGTGGGCGATGATTTCGCCTTGGAGCTCGATTTGATCTTCCCAATCGCGGCCAGCTTCGGCATACAGATCGGCATGCGTGATGGCACCGACTTTGAGGGCGTTGATTTTGCCGGAGAGTTCGCGGCCGCGATCAATGGTGAGGTCAGCACAAGGAATGGCGATGTGATTCCACCATTCATCGTCATCAGGGAAGGTCAGGGCACCGCGTGCCATGTCGGTGCCCATGACCCAGAAATAGTGCGACTGGACGGTGGCGAGAAGATTGATCAGTTCGATCTCGATCCAGCGTTGCAGCATAGCCATGTGAAAGCGCACCTCGGGCCCACCGGCACCGAGCATACTAAAGACAACGGTGGGCGAGAGACCGAGTCCGAGGGAGATTTTGGAAAGGAGTGTCTTGTTGAACTCGCGTTCATTCGGGCCGGGATTGTCCGCCTGGATGACGCCGTAGTCTTCGCCTTCATCGAGTGAGGCGATACCGGTGCGTTCAGTGACGGACTCGACGGAGACGAGTGTTTGCTGCGAGGTTTGCGTGCCATCGGCAGCGGTGGCGGTGATGGTGGGGCCCGCAGTGGTGACGGGTGCGGTGTAAACACCAAGACCGTTCGGGCCGCCGAACTTGGCGGACTGGCGTTTCTTATAGAGACCGATGAACTGGCGGCGTTTGATGCCGAGTTTGCTGTCGAGGTCGATCTCGGCGATGTCGTGGAGATCATTCACCGCATGGGTGAAGCGCGGCATCGGACGCAGTTCGCAGGGGTCTTGGAAGTCGCCGTAGTAGAGCGCATCGCTGGCTTTGATGACGGTGCTTTTGGTGTCGTCTTTGGCATCGACGAGATTGTAGCCGGTGTGGGTAAAGAGGTTGTCGTGATAGACACCGTCACGGAGGTTGTCAGCTTTTTTGTTGCCATCATCCACCTGATGCGAGCCATACATGAGGATCTGACCGGCACCACTGGCGGCGTAGGTCAGGACGGTGAGGATGTCGCCATCGCGAATGCTGCCACGCGAGAGCGCGAGCTGCCAGCGCGGGTGATTGAACTTTCCGGTGCGATCAAAAACGGCGGGATTTTTGATGCGGTTCTTCCAGTGCTTCTCTGCGAGTTTATTCCATGCTTTATCTTTGGTGGCAGGCTGGATGGTGTAATAACCGATCAAGTTCGCGAGGCCATGCACGAGGAATTTAGCGTAGCCATCGTTGATGGCAAGCCAGCGGCATTTGCGCAGGACGGTCTTGCGAGCAGAACCGGTGAGCACCTTGCTGGGATCGAGCGGGGCATAGTCCATCGTGCCGCGATTCGGTGTGAATCGGGCGGCTTCGACGCCGGAGTAATTCAGGAAATCGCGCACGCCTTGAGCCGGACGAGCGGCAGGAAAGGAGGGCAGCGCAGCTTGAACCGCAGCGATTTTGGCGCGATGACGGGAACGGTGCGAACTCATGTCGAGGTGATGCGGGTGCTGAAGTCGAGTTTGGTGCCAGCGGCAGGCATGGCAGAACCACCGTCGATGGTGTTGAGTGCGGCTTTACACTGCGTCATGAACTGCACGCGCTCCTGCGGCTGAATGGTCAGCGTGAAGGTGGAGCTGGAGCCTTTGAAGGAGGTGCCGGTGACGATGACGGCATCCTGCACATTGCCGACATGCGCTTCCAGCACCGCTTTCCATGCGGCCTCAATGGCGGCACGAGACCAGAACTTGATGAGCGATTCAACGACGATGTCAGCCACGCGGGAGCGTGGGTGTCAAAGTGTGTGATGTTAATCTGCGACTGAAGTTGTGGATTCACTGTTAGCCACCAATCCCATATAGCGAACGGCGGACTTCGCGGATGATGCGGTGTCCTTTGGTGCAGTCGCCGAAGTGGTCGTTGGCGACGGGTTTGAAGAACTTGACGGTGCGGGAGGCTGTTTGTTTGGAGCGCAGCTCCTGACCGCAGTGGCCTTCAATGAAGTCGTGGCCGGTGTTGGCTGGCATCCACCAAAGCGGGGCGATGCGGCGGCTGATGCCGTCGAGATAGACGCCCATTTTATGAAAGAAATCGACATAGGTGTAAAGGACGAGCGAGGGCCAGCTTGGAATTTTGGTTGCATCGACGGGTTTGCCGAACTCGGCGGCGGAGCCTTTGATGGGCCAGAGGCGTCCACCACTGGCGGCACACAAACGATAAACGCGCTCGGTGGCATAACCGGAGTCAATGACGCCGATGGTGACGCGGGCTTTTTTCTCGCTGCCGAGGATGGGATACTCACGAGCGAGGATGGGCAGCACATCCTCAACGGTGTGGACGGTGCCGTATTCGATGACGTAGGAACTGAGATCGGCAGCGGTGGCCTCGATGCTCCAGTGCGTCTCGCGCTCGCCGACATCGGCCGAGAAAGTGACATCGACGGGCATCACGGGACAGGTGCCGAGCATGTAGCTATTTTCACCCAGAGCGCGGCATGCCATGACTTTTTCCTGACCGACGGTGAACTCTTCGTGTGACCATGGGAGTCCGAGATATTGATTGTAGAAATCCTGTTTGCCACCGGGTGTATCTTTCTTGCGGAGCCAGAGCGCGGCGAGATCGCCGAAACTCAAGAAGGGCGAGAGCAGCGAGGGAAGGTGGATGCCTTTGTCGGTGGGTGATGCGTGGTCATTGGTGGCGACGGCTTCACCCATGCGCACCATTTCATTCCGCGCACTGGCATCGTAGCGACAGCCATTGACCAAACAGACGCCGAAGGTGTCACGGCGCACGGCTTCGATGTCCCACTTGCCAATGAGGTCGCGGTGATGCTTTGGCCATTGCACAGACTTGAAGAAGTCGAGCACTTGCCACTCTCGACACACGGGGCACTGCACATTCCACATGTGTTGCGTGGATTGAAGCCAGTTTTGCCAGATGGGGCCGGATTCGTCGGTGCAGGTGGAGCCGCGCACGATTTTATCGACGCCGCGATAGGAAAGCGTGCGGGCTTCGGCGATGCCGAGAAAACCATCGGGCCATTTATCGACCTCATCATTCATGAGGTAGCGGATGGGGCGCGATGCGAGATTGTTTTCGGACTGCGCACCCGAGAGCTTCACCGTCATGGAGACGAAGGCTTGCTCTAGTTTCTTAATGGCATCGCGACTGCGAGGCATGAGCGATTTGATGCGCGGGCAGTCGTTAAGACGCGGGAGCCATTCGCGCTCACTCCACGATTGTGCATTGTCGGTGGTGCTGGTAAGGAACAGCGCGGGGCCGGGATCTTCGGAGATGGCCCACATCAAAGCATTGGCGAGAAAGGTAGTGAAGCCGATTTGGGCTCCCTTGGGTGCGGAGATGGTGCGGACTTCGGGATCACCAAACCAACGATGGCAAGGGACGAGGTAGCTGGTGTAGCTGGGATCATAGAGACCAGGGCGATTGGTAAATCGCTCAGACATCCACACTTCGCGCTGCACGAAGTCGAGAATATCGCGTTTTACTCGCGGCTCCCAGAGTGCCGCGAGTGCCGACTGCATGCTATCGGTGGCGATCATGCGGCGAGATCAATGTCCTTCGCGGCATTAAGCACCGCATTCATCTCGGCCTCGATGGCGGGGCGGAGCGTATCGCGTAGGTCATCGGGCACGAGGGCCATCAGACGACGTGGCACGGCTTCGAGCATCATCTTTACTTTTGCAACGTAGGCAAAGATGACGGTGCGCGGCATCAGGTCGCCGAGCTTCGCGAGGATGTCGGGATTGTCCTGGGAGAGCTTGCGGAGGCCATCGCGTTTTGCATCGAGGATGCGGTGGAGTAGCGCGGCAGCATCAAAGTCGGCCGCTTTTTCCAGCCATGCGGCACGAATCGCGAGGCGGCGACACTCAGCCTTCGTCCGCAGAATCTCAGCCTCGATACCTTCACCGAATCCATCGTCGGGCATTTTCTCGACGGGTGTTGATTCGTCATCGAGCCATGCAGGGCCAGCAGAGCGCGGTGTGGTCTCGTCGATGTTTTGTGCAAAGCCGTGTTTCTTCGACCATTCCAACTTCCATTGGAGCCAGCGAGGATCATTCTTCTCGCGCCATGTGCGCACCGATCTCGCCGACACACCATGCGCGTCGGCGCACTCATTGAGGCACCGTGCCTCATGCTCCTTGCGCGTCATTCCTGCCACAGCGGAAGCGTGGAAGTCAAACGGAAGTCATAAGCAAAAACCGCTTCCATAGCTGCACCGACGCACTTCGCACAGACATGCTTGGAGACAATTAAAC